TTTACCCACGCGCTCGAGGGGTGTATCTTTAGTTATAGCTTCGATCGGTTCAACAGTTTTGGGAAGTTTGAGAATTGGGATTGAACGCACATTAAGAATTTCAGGTTTTGTAAAAATATTATCGAGTGGGTATTCTTTATCAAAATCTGTCATTATTTGTTTAGGAATTGATGGAGATTGTTCGAGGAGTCTGTCATATTCAGTCTTACAGTCCTCAACAAATTTCAAACCATCCTTCTTACGTTCATCACGTGATATCGCTAACATGAGTCGAATATTCCTAGATAATAGACCATGAGCTAACGCAGCAGTTCGATGATTTTCCATCAATTCATTAATTTTTAAGAATTGCATGATAGTCGCGATTAACCCTGCAATTAAATTCAAACCACCTATAACCGATGGTGCAGCGGGTTGAATACTAGGAGGTAACGTAGATTGTGCAAAGTTAGCTGTTCCTGTGATAGTTGAAAGTACGATGACGGGTAACGTAAATTTCATACTCAGATCTTTATAGAGTAAAAATGATCTATGATGCATAAACCTATAACATGCACAGGCCTCACCCCATTGTCGTAATATAATTTCGTGCTGATCATTCCATACAATTTTTTCTTTTACCATTGTATATTAGATATGAATATTATATTTATCATACATGTCGTATTTTTATTGGCCATTCTAATAGTTCCATTTACCAATAATAAACGAAACCTAGAATTTTACTCGATGGTTATCCCCTTTATTTTTTACCATTGGTCGGTGAATGACGACACATGTGCATTGACCCAAGCGGAGATGATGGTTACGGGTAAACACAAAGATGAGACCTTTATGGGTAGGTTAGTGGGTCCAATTTACAAAATGGAGGAAAACCAGGTCAACAATATGACAAAGACTATGTTTTTCGTTCTTTGGGCATTTGTTCAGTACAGACTTGGACATTTTGATTTATTTTTTGAAGACGTAAAAGAAATACTTAAAGGAAAAAAAGTAAAGTAAAGTAATATGGATACGAAACTTAGAGCAGAAATTAAAAAACTTATTTATACTCGTGACTTGTATCACACAAATTATGTTGAAGAATTTGAAGATTTCGAAGAAAAAATAAGAAGGCTGAGTGTACAGATTGATAAATCTGATTCCGAAGTTAAGAAGCAAATCCTTAATAAACAGAAATTATATTATGAGAGACAAATTGAAAAAATTGATAAAAATTTGGAACATACGACAAATGTGATTAATGGTAAAATTGATTACTTTGAAGAACAGCTTCAAAATATGGAAAAGGAAAAACATTCTCTCGGGTACAATGTCGAAAAACTTAAAAAAGCACTCGAGAGACGCAATACTAATGAAATTTTTGATATGTTTGAATACGTTACAAACGCGATTGTTATTCTAAATGAAGATCTAAAATCTATTTCTTCGAAAGCAGGTGAACCTGTTTAATGAAGTTCTTATTGCGTCTAATTTTTGGATCAGCGGCGATGAGACGGAGAAGGGCCGCCGTTGGTATTTTTGGGCTATTACCTGAAGGCTTAGGAGTTTTCTTTAATTTCTTCTTAGCGTTCTGGAGTTGTTTAGTAGTTGGCATTATACTATACATTGGTAAAATTTTTCCTCACCTATAAGTATATGAAGAATAGACAAAAGATTCAATTAATGACTCTGACTCTTGTTATACTTGTGGGAATATTAGGCTACATGTTCTACAACCCCAAAGTTGTTGAGATTCCAGTGGAAGTGGCTGTTCCGGTTCAGACACGTCGTCCACCCGTCAGGGAACCTGAATTTAGGGGTCCACCTATTAAACAATACAAGCCTGGTCACATGCAACAGATGGGTATCCTAATGGGACCCGATGGAGAGACTCTCCCTCTCTATGGTAAGGAGGTACGCGGACGCCGTGATAGGTATCATTATTATACTACGACTGGTGGTGACTATCTCTATCCTGTTTCAGTGTCACATAACGCGAGAGATTGTATGGAAGACATTGGATGCCAAGAGCTATACGGAAATGAAACAGTCACCGTATTGGGTAAGACTGGTTCATTTGAGGTTAATATGTATCGCACTGATGATTTCTTTTAAGCTGCGGGTTCCTCGGCGGGTTCCTCAACGGGTTCCTCGGCGGGTGTGGCCTGCTTAACACGTTTCTGTACGTCATTTATAAGTGAACTCGTTTGACTAGAAGAACAGCATGCCGAAAGAGCACAAGCTGCTAATATAGGAGGTGATTTTACGGGTATCTTCATCATACCCATAAGGCCCATCACTGAACAAATTAAACATGCGATTGTGAAACCGAGTTGAGTATTACCCATTGGTTCACCTGACGTCTTAAACAGATTTCCAAGCATCTTTATTATACATCAACAAAAATTATTTTGTAGACTATCATATTCTCTAGTTAGAAAACCAGTATTCCCAGATATTCTCGCCTTCACCCTTAAAAGTTCAATCACCGTGTCATCATCGAGATGTTTAAGAAAATCCACCTTCGCCTCGATGTCGTCAAGTTGATGAGACTCCTTTTTACTCTGTACGTACGGCCACGTATGTTTTCGTAATGACGCGAGTTCTTCCTCGAGTTTACGAATTCTCGGAAGAAGAATCTTATGAATTAACACCTTAAGCTGGTGTGCTTCACTCATAATACCGTAAGTGCGTTTTTTATCTTTATACACAATAAGATGTCACTCCCACAAGGTAAGCGTGAATTTATAAGAAAGTTAGTAGCGGGTTTAGATAATCTAATGGAAATTACACAAATTGCAAATCAAATTGGGATTAGCCCAAGAAACGAAATAGAAGAATTTATAAAAAAACATTTTCTTTTTCAAACTGATACGGGTGAATATAGTGTAAACAAAGTTGCATTCCGTATGGGTGTCCAATCCCTAGATTTTGATATATTATCCAAAGTATTGATGCATCTAGATAAAGTAAAAATTAAACTTAAAAATGTATTTGATAGGGCGAATGTAAATCCACTTTATTTTGATCAGGAAGGTATGTTATACGCCAGACTTATTGAAACGGGTGATCTGAAAACTTTTCTTGATCTAATTTTATATTGATTTAATAATCTCAACCAAGAGTAGATGCAGTATCTTGAATTAAAAAACAAAGCCAAGAAGCAAGGTCTTCGGGTGACCAAAACTGTCAAGGGTAAACGTGTAAAGCTCTCAGCTAAGGAACTTCGTACCAAAATTAGGATGAACTTTGATAACAGTGTGAAAAATGCACAGAAAGTTATCAGAGTGTGTCAAACTATAGTTGCTCCAACCGTGGTTCGTGCGGGTATTCCTCCCCCACCACCACCTCCTCCTCCACCACCCCAACGACGACCGGTCGTGAACGCTCGACGCGCGAAACTCATGGCCGAGCTTAAAAATGTCCTCAAAAAGAAGGGGATGGCGGCCTAAATTAGACTTTCGTGACAACCATTGATTTGATGTTGGTACACTTCTGGTCTGATGGACCACCTAGTGTTAATTTAAAACCACCTTTATTTTGCTTGGGGTAAGTCTCAACACTGAAACCTGCTGGTACGATGATGGATTTTATAGGTGTTCCGACTTCTATTGTCGCTTCTCCATCAACAAATACATCATCCCCAATTACAGATTCTTCCCCTTTATAATCACATTCCGTGTAGACGGTGACGTAAGGCGACGCCTTCTTCTCTGCTATCAATTTCTTCTTCTGTTCTTGTTTAAACATGTAAAACCCTCCACCTACAGAACTCATGAGAGATGAGAAGGCACAGGCCATAAGAACTAAATCACCCATATTATAATCTACATACATTATAATATGGCCGCTATCGGTGTTGTCCTAGGACTTTGCTGCTGTTCTTCTTTATCTGCTGCAGGAGGCTGGTTTGGTGGGTTTATCTCAGGAACCAAACCTCACTTTATTAAAACCGTAAAAATTTCTGAAATAGCAGATATCGTTAAAGGTTTGAAAACATACAAAGAAGAAGACAAAGAATATAAGAAAAAAGCTGTGGATGAGGCTGAGAAAGAGAACGTTATGGATTTAAATGATGAACAAAAACTCGAATTAGTGAGAATACTTAAGATTGGTGCGGAGAACCTTCGCGCTGGTGCACATGGTGGGATATGTGATAAAGTAAAGGAAATGTATGGTAGTATAGAGGAAAACAAATATCAACCCATTGTCGATGAATATCCAGATGACATTTTTACACTCAGTGGTTCAAAACGTAAAAAAGATGTATGGGAAAATGCTGTTGGGCTAGATGATAACTTTACTAGAAGTGATATGGGTGAAGGATTAAACATATGTCTAACATCAGATGAAGATTTTGAAAATACGGACTTTGAATTCAAACTAAATTAATACCAAAACGTTTCTTCATGAACTTCTCAACACCCTGAAACGTAGGAAAACTCCAGAGGTACCAACGGGACCAAAAACCAGCCCCGTCGATACCACTCATCTTCCAATTCTCTTTGTCGCTCCGATCGACATTTAACATTTTTGTTTGGATCTTCTTGGGATCTCGTTCTTCTATGGTTTGTCTGGGTACATGACCCCCATGGCGTAACACATAGGAACGCATACGTGAAGGATTCTTGTGTTTGGTGTAGTCGGAATATCCACTGGCACCAAAGTCAACAGTCCTGCCGTCTTCTAAGACAGCCCTGAACTTCTTTTTAGGGTTAGGGCTACGAGTTATCTTGACGCGCATACTTATATTTACTAAGATTTTTACTTGCCGCAGCAGCTGTACTCCTCCTTCTTAGCTTGGGGAAGGAAGAAGAGCTTTTCGGGGCCACGCTTGATACGGTAGAGGTGGTCGTACATGTGGAGGAGACCAACGGTCAGCGCAAGGCTGGCAACGACGACACCGTTCATCTTACGCGAAGTGAAGGCATAGCCCGCGATGAGCGCGACGAGAACCATCTGGATGATGGTAAGCTGGGGGAGAGCAGGCATAGAGAAGCGAGACTTGGTAGTCGCGACCTCCTCTGTGGGCTTGGGCTCGGCATACATGGACTTGGGGTATCCGGGCATTTTTATTATCTACTGAGAAAATAATGTGGCGGTTTATGTTTGTACCCATGATGATGGTCCTGTATGATTATGTAAAACCGCCCGTCGACCACCTTTATTTTTCAAATATGTGGCGACCACTCCTTGGTATACAAAATACATTCCGAGAAATGGTTAAGTGTCTATCGGAGTATGATGTAAAGAATTACCCAGGTCTTCTTCTACTGAAACTTCATTACTCCAAGTTACGTGAAGAGTTTGAAAAAGTTTCACCAACTTTAGAAAAGACTTGGTACCATGATATGAATCCATGGTTTGAAAAGAATGATGGATACTATTTTTATAAGGCTGAACAATTTCCACTCTTAAATAGTCTCATTCGTCAAATACCATGTATAAGTAGAGAAGGTGCTTCATTTGCGGTCATAGAGGGTCCCATGGTCTTACATCCACATCGCGCTGAATCAAATGAACTCTTAAGATATCAACTCACAATACACGGCGATGGGGATTGTAGCCTGTACACTGAGAATGGTAGGCACGTACACAAAGAGGGTGAAGATATCCTCTTTGATCACGCGAGATATCATGAACTGATGAAAACCAGTGACGGTCGAAGGGTTGTACTCATCTTGGATATTCACAGGTGATTGTGACACACTGCTTCATACATATCACTCCCACCGATAAGTTCTAGGGTTTTGTCTTTGACAATCCTCTTGGTAAAGGGACCCGGTGTTCCATCGTTACAATGCATACACAGTGCTGAAAGTTTAGTTACGTCACTTGCGAGAGGGATACACTCGATGAGTTCACCAAATTTTCTTTGAAAACAGTCTCCATCAAGACCTGCGATAATAATCGATTTTTCTAGGTATAAACACCCTTCTATGAATTTTTTGAGTCTGGGAAAGAATTGTGCTTCATCTATGGCTATGATATCAGCCCGTTCAAATTCATCCGTATCGATGATATCAAATAGGTCATACACTTTGTGACAATTAAACTTAACATTGTCATGCGTTTTCAAAACTTCTTCAGGTGATCTGGTATCTTTCGCTGAGTTGACAATCATGATTTCCTTACCAATGACTTTTAGACGCTTAAGTCGACGGATAAGTTCGGATGTTTTACCAGAAAACATATTCCCCATAATAATCGAAAGTCCCATCTCAACTGATTATTATAATATTGTAGTTTTTATATGGGTGAACTTCACAAATGTATCTTCAATGGCCACAAGGGGTACTACAATCCTAGGACAGGTCGTGTCAGGTTCGGAAAATGCATCTATCCCAATATCGCTTCGGCTATAAAATATCTCAAGACAAAGTAAGATGCCTCTCAGCGATGCAGCCATCACCAAGAAGGTTGGACAACTGCGTAAATCTGAGGGTCGGATCTACGCACCCCTCAAATACTTCAGGGGACTCACCACCCTCAAGGAGGTCGAGACCCGTTATAAAAAGATGCTCAAGCGGGACTACAAAGGATTCAAGACGGACAAGGGACAGAAGACAAAGACCTCTTCCTACACGCAAAAGTTTAGAAAGATGTATCCGGGAGTCAAATCTCTCCCTGAAATTGCTAAGGCTACTGGCATTCCTCTAAAGACTGTGAAGACCATCTACAATAGGGGGCTCGCTGCGTGGAGAACCGGGCATCGACCGGGAGCTTCTCCACAAGCGTGGGGGTACGCGAGGGTGCATAGCTTCGTCATGAAGGGGAAGACATATTACACGGCGGATAAGGATTTACGGTAGTGATTAATTAAAATTTTATTATATCTATACACTTGTTTATAATATCATCATTTCGTTTTTGAATGAGTGTATCGTAAATCGAGTTTGGATTCTCTGTAATAATATCTTTCACAAAGAATTCTGGGTACTGCTCTACGATTTGTCTTGTAAAAGAAAATGTCGATTTGGTATAACTTTCTCTCTTTTTAAACATAGAAGTCTGAACTCCTCTATTTCCTGTTTGAACATTTTCAGTGTTCTTAGACTCTAACAGGGTTATATTACCCCAAGAACTTATGAGATTTCCATTTGTTAATATGGGTTTAGCTTTTTGTGAAACAATATGCTCATGGTCAATTCCATCTAAATCAAATAGATTAATTGACGATGTAGTCTTTGTTTCAATATACGCTAATATACTTTTAATTTTTGCTATACCAGCCTTATGGAATTGTTGACGTTTCACGATCTCTCTTTCATCGTTAGTAACAAGACCTGAAATACTCCGGTTGAGTAGTTGATAGATTTTAACGTCTAATTCCTCTTTAGTAATTCCATTGTTCAAATAGGATGTAAGAAATCCAGCAAGTGGATTAGAATAACGTAGACTATTGAACGTTTCTTTAAGGCCATAGAATGACACGTACATTTGCCATGCAACTAATTTTTCTATAAACTTCGAATCGATACATTCTTCCTTGTAAAATTTTGGTAAGATCGTGTATGCATAAGCTTCCCATGAGAATATTACACCTTTTTTTTTGTGTAGAACGAGTCTACCGTATCTATCTCCTTTGATATCATCCATTATAGAATGCAATTTTTCAGCTATATCTAAATACTTTATAGTATTTTCATAAGTATTTTTTTTATCATTGTAATCTATCAATTTTTTATAGTCGGCTTCTTCTGTCAGACAAGCCGCAACCATGTTTTTATTATATATCTGTATAGCTGTCCTAAATATTTTATTGCCATAATCATTACCATAAATA